TTACGCCCGCGTCAGGGCGACGTTCCAGGTGCAGCGACCGGACGTGAGCACGCCGTCAATGGCGGTTTTCCCGTCCGCTCCCCGGGCTGCTTTCGCATCGAGCGAAATGCTCAGCGTTCGCGGCCCGTGCGAGGCTGCTGCGGCTTGCCCGGCTTGCCGTTTGCCCCCGGTCTCGGGAAGGCTTAGGTCGATCGGTCCCGCGCCGCTTCCGCCGCCGATCGTTCGCGTCAGCGTGCCCGAAAGTGTTCCGTCCTTCGACACCGTTCCGGTGATGACGGTCGTTCCTTCGAACGGATCAAATCCGAAACCGTTATCGCCGATCGTCATCAAACCTGTCCTCGGGTCGCCGCAATTCGCGGCGGTCGGCGTCACAGGACCAGCCCAGCGTCCCTCAAGGCCCCAGATCGCGAATGTCTGACCGTTGCCTATCCGGTCGCTCGTCCCGCGCGCCTCGGAGACGGCGCTGCTGAACGTGCTCTTCGCCGTGCTGCACGCTGCCATCGCAAGCACAAGCGTTACACAGGCCAGCAGCCGCGGCGTCGTGCAACGGACCACCAACAGGCGAAACTTCCCGCTCTTCATCCCAGCATTCTACCCGACCCCCGGCGCGCCTGGCACCCGTCTCGGGGCTCCAAGAAAAAATACCAGACCACCCAGGTAAAAAAGCCTTGCCCGAATGCCCCAGCTTTGGCTATCCCTTCGGGCACGCTGGCGATCCGCGCATGGATCGGGCGCTTTCACCAAAGACGGAAGCCCCGGCACATGCCGGGCCTGCACGACTCCGACACGCCGTTCGACCCCGAGTCGGCGCACAGCAGGGCACTTCGCGAAAGTCTGACGGCATGGGCCGAGCATGTGCTTCAGGAAATGAAGCCGGCAGCCCATCACCGTTACCTGATCGAGAAGCTTGAGCAGGTAGCAGATGGAACCGTTGACCGGCTGATGGTGCTGATGCCGCCCGGCTCGGCGAAATCGACCTATGCCTCGATGCTGTTCCCCCCGTGGTGGTTTGCCAGGCACCCGCAAAGCTCCATCATAGCCGCCTCTCACACGGCGGATCTCGCTGTCTCTTTCGGGCGCCGGGCGCGCGACCTTGTGCGCGATAACCCGGAGCTTGGCTACCGCATCCTATCTGATGAGCGCGCTGCCGGGCGTTGGCGCACGACGCTGGGCGGCAATTACCTCGCTGCCGGCGTGCTCGGCCCGATCGTAGGCCGCCGCGCTGATCTTGTTCTGATCGATGACCCCGTGAAATCGATCATGCAAGCCGATAGTCCCACCTACCGTGACAGACTTTGGGACTGGTACCGTTCGGACCTGATGACGCGCCTCCGGCCTGCTGGCCGGGTCGTGATTGTGATGACCCGCTGGCACGAGGACGACCTGAGTGGGCGGCTGCTCGCGCATGAACCAGACGAATGGCACACGATCCGTCTACCCGCGATAGCCGGTGATGACGATCCGCTCGGACGCAGGCCGGGCGAGCCGCTATGGCCGGAGTGGGAGGGAGCCGAAAAGCTCGCCCGCAAGCAGGCCTCGGTCGGCTCGCGAGTATGGTTCGCGCAATTCCAGCAGGATCCTCGTCCGGCCGAGGGCAGCATTTTCGATGTGCGCCGGATCGACATACTCGAAAGCTACGATACGCACTCCGACAGCGTCGTCGTACGAGCCTGGGATCTTGCGGCTACTCCCGAAAGTGCGGGCGGAAATCCGGACTGGTCGGCGGGGATAAAGCTGCTGCGGCATTCACCGAGCGGCCGGTTGGTTGTGCTCGATGTTGTGCGGTTCCGCGGCTCGCCGCTGACGGTTGAAGAGACGCTGCTGAGAACCGCTCAGGCGGACGGGCGCGATGTCGTCGTCGGCCTGGCGGAGGATCCCGGTTCCGCCGGTAAGGCCTATGTCGCGATGCTCAAGGGGCGGCTGTTCCAGTTCCAGTTGAAGACATCTCCGGAGACGGGGTCGAAACGGCAGCGTGCCAACATGATCGCCGCCCAGATCGAGGCGGGCAATCTTGCGATCGTACGCGGCCACTGGAACGCCGCGTTCCTTGAAGAGCTTAAGTGTTTCCCACACGGGATGAAGGACGACCAAGTCGATGCACTCAGCCGCGCCTTCGCGATGATGACGGCCCATCGACCGGCCGTTCGCACACGAACGATGAAGTTCACCCACTCGCTCCGGTAATCCGAAGAGACGTTATGCCGCGCGAAGGCCCGGCACACACGCCTTCTTACACGACAGAAGGCGTGATCCCGGCACTTCGCTGACGACCGCGCATTCATCGAGATCCTGAGCCGACACAACGGTCCGCATGTTCGACACGATCACCGCCCGTATTCCCGGCGATCGCGGATTGCCGGCGCGTGCTCGCACGCTCGGCATCCTGCATCGCGTGCTCGACGGCACGCTCTACGACGTGCTGCCGTACGAGTTCCACGAGGAGCGCACCGCAGGCGGCGACTACATTCCGCTACGCGAACGCCGCCCGAGCGTGCGCTATGGCCTGTGCCGGATCATTGTCGAGGACAGTGTAGCCTTGCTCTTCAGTGAGGGCCACTTTCCGACAATCGACAGTCCCGACCGCGCGGTCGCTTCACTACTCGCCGACATCGCCAAGGAAAGCCGGCTCAACCAACGCATGACGGAAGCCGCGATCCGCGGCAGTGTCGGCTCAGTCGCGCTCGCACTTCGTATCCTGAAGGGCCGAGTGTTCATCGATGTCCTCGACACAACGTTCCTTCAGCCGTTCTGGGATCCGACCGAGCCAGACAAGCTGCTAAAGGTTGTCGAGCGCTACAAGGTAAGCGGCGCGGACTTGTTGGCTCAGGGTTACGAAGTTCTTGATCCTGATTCGGACCACTGGTTTCAGCGCGTCTGGACGGACTCCGAGGAAACCTGGTTCGTGCCAACGCCGGTCGGTGCCATGCTGCCGTCGGAAGTCGATGCCGATCTCACAAGGCAGCACCACTTCGGCTTCGTGCCGATCGTCTGGATCAAGAATTTACCCGGCCCGTCCGCGACCGGCAGCGCGTTCGATGGCGCATGCACGTTCCGTCCTGCTGTAGAGACCTCAATCGAGATCGACTACCAGCTCAGCCAGGCTGGGCGCGGGTTGAAATACTCGAGCGATCCCACGCTCATCATCAAGGAGCCGGCGCTGGCCGGTGACGGCGCGATTGTGCGCGGCGGCGGCAACGCGCTTGTCCTAAGTGAACAGGGCGACGCCAAGCTGCTCGAAATAGGCGGTACGGCGGCATCCGCAGTTATCGAATACGTCCGAACGCTGCGCGAATTTGCGCTTGAAAGCGTGCACGGCAGCCGCGCAAGCCCCGAGCGCCTGACCGCAGCGCAGTCCGGACGCGCAATCGAGCTGCTTAATCAGGGTCTGATCTGGCTTGCCGATAATCTGCGCGTCTCCTACGGCGAGGGTGCGCTGGTTGAACTGATGCGCATGATCCTGTGCGCCGCCCAGCGTTACCCACTCCGCGTGTTCGGACGCGAAGTGGAGCGTCCAGATCCGGACGCGCGCCTCACGCTGAAGTGGCCGCGCTGGTACTCCCCAACGGCTGAGGACCGGCTGCGTGACGCACAGACTCTCTCGACGCTGTCTGCATCGGGCCAGATCAGCCAAGAGAGCGCGGTGAAAACCATCGCCGACACCTACGACATCGAGGACGTCCCAGCGGAACTCGCCCGCATCGCCGCCGAACGACGCCGATCCAGCAGCAGGAAAAGCTGATGACTGATACACCTACAGAAACGCCGGAGGAGACTCTGGCGGCGCTGCGCGCGCGCACCGAAGCGCTCGAGCGCCAGCTCGCCACCGTGCAGCACGAAGCCGAGTCGCGCCTGATCGGCGCCGAGCTTCGTACCCAAGCCATGCGCGCGGGCATCATCGATCTCGATGGCTTGAAGCTGCTCGGCGCCAATGATGTGCGCGTCAACGAGCGCGGTGAGGTCGATGGCGCCGCTGAGGCGATTACAGCACTCAAGCGCGCCAAGCCCTGGCTGTTCGGTACGGCAACATCCTCGTCGACCGCGAGCCCACCGCCGCCGCAGCAGCCCCGCGCGAAGCGTGCGCAGGAGATGTCTGAGGCCGAATACCGCGTCGCCCGCGCCGAGCTGCTGCGGCGCCGCTGACATTTAACTTTTTTCGCAACCCGGGCGAACCACGCCCAACCACCCAAGCGAGGACCGCCATATGGGCATTGCCAATTTCCCGCCTGCGCTCCAGCCGATCATCCAGCAGGGCTTCCTCGAGCGCGAGTTCGAGCAGGCGCTTCGTTCCCGGCTGGGCTATCGCGCGGTGGCGGACCGCGAGGTGATCGCGGTCGGCATCGGTGAGACGCTCACCAAAACCCGCGCCGGCCTGATGCCCTCGGTCACGACTCCGCTCGCGCCGAACACCAACACCAACCTCGACAACGGGCTGACGCCGGGTGGCTGGTCGGTCGAGCAGTACACGCTCACGATCAACCATTACGCGGCGACGATGGACCTCAACATGGTCACGTCGCGCGTGGGTATCGCGAGCCAGTTCCTGCAGAACGCCTATGCGAACGGCGAGCAGGCTGCCCGCAGCCTTGATGAGCTCGCCCGGAACGCGCTGTTCGCGGCCTACTTCCGCGGCAATACACGGGTGAACGAGACGCTCTCCTCAGCCTCGACCACGGTGTCGGTGGACGACATCCGCGGGTTCGGCAACGTCTGGACGAATGGCGTGTCCTCGCCGGTCAGCGCTGCTAACCCGCTCGCCGTTCAGATTGGCAACGACGTCGGCAACGTGGTGGCCGCAGTTGCCGATGCTACGAATGTATCGACGACGCCAGGCGGCCTGTCAGGACAGCTCACCTTCGCCTCGGCCGTCTCGGTTTCGGATGGCACAGCGGGCAGCACGGTACTTGCTGTCAATGCCTCGGTGATCCTGCGTCCGGCGGGCCGCGGCAATACCTCGCTCCTGCAAGCAGGTGACACGCTGACGATGGCGAACCTGCTCGACGCGGTGGCACACCTGCGCGCCAACGCGGTGCCCGAGATCGATGGCGTTTACAACTGCTACCTCGATCCGGTTTCCGCTCGTCAGCTCTTCGCCGACCCGGACTTCCGGCAGCTCTTCCAGGGCGCCACATCGTCGAACCAGGTGTTCCGGCAGGCAATGGTCAACGACTTCCTCGGCCTGCGCTTCATCCCAACGACCGAAGCCTATGTGCAGCCTCACCCGACGCTGCCGAGCGTGAATGTCCGTCGCCCGATCGTCTGTGGCAAGGGTGCCCTGATCGAGGGCGACTTTGCCGGTATGGCGGCCGACGATGTCGCACCGCGCGACTCGATCGTGTCGATCGTCGATGACGTGGCGATGGTCACGCGCGAGCCAATCGACCGGTTGCAGCAGATCATCGCTCAGTCCTGGTACTGGATCGGCGGCTTCTGCGCGCCGAGCGACACCACCACCACGCCGAACACGGTGCCGACCGCCACCAACGCCGCTTTCAAGCGCGCGGTGATGGTCGAGCACGTCGGCTGAGGGCGCGATGTCCATCGGCGCTACTCAGCCTTTCCGCCCCGCTGGAACGGCGACCCTCGCGGCAGGCACCGCCTCCGCCTCGGTCGCACTGGCCGGGGCGGGCGGCACGGTGCTCGTGACCAATGCGACGAACGCGGTTGCGTTCGTTCGGCTTGGCACGAGCGCCGTGGCCGCGACGCTCGCCGACACGCCGGTGCTGCCGAATAGCCGGATCGTGCTCGCGGGTGGTGGCGGCATCCACTATGCCGCCGCCATTCTGTCCTCCGGCACCGGTGAGGTGTTCTTCTCCATCGGCGACGGTACGCCATGAGTGGCAGCACCGCAGGTGTGGGCGGCGCGGCCAGTACCGCGCCGTTCACGGATGCTGAAAAGACCGACACTCGGCGTTTCTGCGGCTATCCAGCGTACGGCGCCGGTGCTTCGGGCTTCCAGGGCTGGCGGTTCTTTCAAGCCTACGGGCTGATGGAGTACCGTCTCAACAACCTCTCCGATGCGGAAATGAGCGTCGCGCGCAACTATCTCGCGACGCTGAGAACGCTGGAGAGCGGCGTGACGGATGCGGCCACCCGTCTGGACACCGAACAGGCAGCGGTGTGGACCCGCAACCCCGATGAGGTCGCTGACCGCGAGCGCCTGTTCGATAACTGGCGCCGGCGGCTGTGCGGCTTCCTTGGCCTGCCGCCGGGGCCAGCGCTGGCGAGCACTGAAAACGTCCTACAGATGATCGTTTGACTCATGCGCCGTCCGCCTGCCAATCGGCCAGCCGCGCCCCCGCCCCCGCGCCTTCCGCCTGCCCGCAACCCGCTCGATCAGGGCTATGCCGTGCAGGATGCGATCGCACGCGGCCTGGGCATTGCGGCGCGGTCGGTAGGCCTGACCACGGATGTTTATCGGCCTCGCGGCATCGCGGCCCCGCTTGTGCCGGGGAACCGTATCGTGCGTCTGCACGCCGCGTTCACCGGCGCGGATATCGGCTTCAAGCGGCCGAACGGTTACGGCGATGCGGTTTGGTTCGGGCTGTTCGACACGGCGTACACCAAGCAAGGCGACTACCTCGTGCAGAACGACGCTATCTGGTTCGTCGCCGCGCAGCCTGCGCTGATGCCTGCCCTGGTCGTGCGTACCGACCGTACTGTGTCCTTCTTCCGCGCCCCATCGCCGAAGCTGACAGGCGTGAATGATTATGGCGGCCTCACTCGCACAAATGCCGTTCCCGTACTCACCTCGTGGCCGGCAAGCGTGACCGGCATCCATCGCGGGCCCGAGTCCCAGGCAAAGCTTCCGGGCGATTCGGTCGAGGCTCAATGGACTGTCCTTCTTCCCGGCGCGAGCGACGCTGCTTTGATGATGGGCGACCTGATGCGCGACGATCTCGGCCGCGATGGCGTCGTTGCCGCGGCGGAGCTCAGCGAGCTCGGTTGGCGTCTTCTCGTGCGCCAGGCCTCAACCTGACATGGCCGACCAATCGGACGTGGAGACGGCGCTAGCGGCGCTCGTCACCGGTGCGCTGTACCCCAACGGCGCCGCCTTCGCGAGCGTTTGCGGGGTCGATTGCCGGGTCTTCCGCGGCTGGCCGAGCCCCGCCGCACTTGGCAGGGATCTCGCGGCGGGACGCGTGAATGTCAGCATCTATCCGGCCAATGCCGGTGCGCGGACCACAACACGCTTCAGCAACGCATGGCGCATGCTGGTGCCGGCGACGCTGACACTGACAGTTACCGTGCAGGGCCTGACCGCCACTTTCGCTGGCAACGGCGCGACAGGGCTTCTCGCCGGCATCGCCGCCGAGGGACGAAGCTACGTCTACGCCACTCGGTCGACCGACTCGGCCGAGCTGGTGGCGGCGAGCCTGGGCGAGCTGGCTTCGGCCAATCTCTATGTGGTGGTGCAGGGCGCAAGCCTCACTGTCCCCAACGCCATGTCGCTGCTCGCGCGCACCGCGATCGCGCAGCAGGCAATGCGCGAACTGCGCCGGCAACGCCAGGACTTCCGCATCACCTGCTGGTGTCCGGACTTCGCCACGCGCGACGTGGTCGGCTCGGCGATCGATGTGGCGCTCGCGCAGCTCGCGTTCATCGATCTCGCCGACGGCACACAGGCGCGGCTGACCTACGCATCGGACACGGTCATCGACCGTGCCGAGGACACCGGGCTCTATCGGCGCGACCTCGTCTACACAGCCGAGTACGCGACCGTTCAGTTCCAGACGCAACCGTCGATGTTGTTCAACGACGGCAGCATAAACTCGATCTCCCGCTTCATCGGTTAGGAGCCGCTAATGCCGATCGTCCAACAGGGCAGCATCAACACGACGGCGCTGATCGTCCCCGATCTCTACGTCCAGATCGTGCCGCCGCAGAACCTAGTCATCAATGGGGTGCCTACGGACGTGCTCGGGGTCGTGGGCACGGCAAGCTGGGGGCCGATGAACCAGCCCGCGATCGTTGCCACGATGTCCGATTATGCCTCGCAGTTCGGTCCCGTGGTCGCACGCAAGTACGACATGGGCACGCAGGTTGCGACCGCCGTTCAGCAGGGCGCGCAGAACTTCCGGTGCGTGCGGGTAACGGATGGTACCGACACGGCTGCGACTGCCTTGATCCAGAGCCCTGACGCGAACGACTTCGCCATGGAGCTCACGGCGACCTGCAGCGGCACCCTCGGCAATCAGCTCGTTGCCAGCATTGGCCCTGGCTCGCAGGCACAGACATGGCGGCTGACCATCTCACTACCCGGGCTGCAGCCTGAGCTGTTCGACAACATCCCCGGCACCGGGGCACAGCTCTGGGCCAACATGGTGAATGCTGTGAACAAAGGCCTGAGCCTGCTTCGCGGGCCCTCACAGCTCGTCACCGCGCAGCCTGGCCAGGGTACCTCGCTTGGCGGCGTGCCGGTAGTTGCGTCTTACACTTTCAGCGGCGGGACCGACGGCGCCGGCGACGTCTCCGCCGCGACCCTCGTTGGCAGCGACGTTCTGCCACGGACCGGGCTGTACGCGCTGCGGGGGCAGGGATGCTCGATCGGACTGCTGGCCGACGCCGATGATCCGACGCAGTGGACGAAACAGGCCGAGTTCGGCCTGTCGGAAGGCGTCTACATGATTCTCACCGGCCCGCAGAGCGATACCATTCAGAACGCGGTCGCGACCAAGGCCTCTGCTGGCCTCGATAGCTACGCCGCGAAGCTGACGTTCGGCGACTGGCTGTGGTGGTCGGATGCGACCAACAGTGCGGTGCGCCTGGTCTCCCCGCAGGGTTTTGTCGCCGGTCGGCTCGCCAACCTCTCGCCCGAGCAGTCCAGCCTGAATAAGCCGCTCTACGGTGTGATCGGCAGCCAGAAATCCGGCAACCCGGGCAGCGGCGTCACCAACACCTACGCGGTGGCTGACCTGCAGGTGCTGATCGGCGCGGGGATCGACGTGATCACCAATCCACAGCCGGGCGGCACGTACTGGGGCGTGCGCGCCGGGCACAATAGCAGCAGCGACGCGGCCATCAATGGCGACAACTACACCCGCCTGACGAATTATATCGCGGCGACCCTTCAGGCCGGTATGGGCGTCTATGTCGGTCAGGTGATCAACGCCGACCTGTTTCGGCGTATCCGAGCCACTCAGCTCCAGTTCTTGCAGGCGATGCTGAACCAGGGGCTGCTCGGCACGAACCCGGACGGCTCGCTGCCGTTCACCGTGGTCTGCGACGCCAGCAACAACCCGCAGAGCCAGACGGCGCTCGGCTATGTCCGCTCCGACGCGCAGGTCCGCTACCAGGCGATCAACGAGAAGTTCATCGTCAACATCGAGGGCGGCCAGACAGTGCAGGTCAGCAAGCAGACGCTGCCGTCAGGCCAGCCACAGTCATATCAGTCGTGATCATCGCGTCCTAACCGAGAGGCGACCCCATGAGCGGCACCATTACAACCTTCAACATAGGGCGCGACTCGCAGCTCGTCGTGATCGGCCCGTTCGGGCAGATCGACCTCGAGCACGTCACCGGCTTTGAGGCCCGGCAGGTCACGGCATCGATCCGCGTCAACCGGCTCGACGGCACGCAGATCGGCACCGAGCTGCCGAAGGGCTGGGAGGGCAGCTTCGAGCTGGAACGCGGAAATTCCGCGGCGGATGACTTTATCGCGCAGACGGAGGCCGCGTTCTTCAACGGCAGCTTCGTCCCCGCAGGCGCCATGTACCAATACGTCAACGAGACCGACGGCTCCGTCTCGACATATCAATACAACTCAGTGGTCTTTAAGCTGGCGAACGCCGGTACTTGGCGTGGCGATGCGGCGGTAAAGCAGAAGCTTGAGTTCTTCTCTACGACGAGGCAGCGTCTGTGACCGATACGCCGTCTTCCCGTATCGTGGCCGCTGCTTCCGCGACGCGCACGGTGACTGATGTGAACGGCCGGCGCCTGACCCTGCGCCGGATGGGCGCGCTCGAGAAGCTGCGCCTGTTCAAGGCGGCGGGACCGGTGCTGTCCCAGAACGAGCCTTGGCTCGGCATGGCGATGCTCGCCTGCTCGGTTTCGGCGATCGATGACGTGCCCGTGCCAATGCCCGGCAACGAGCAGCAGGTAGAAGCGGCTGTTGCCCGTCTTGGGGACGCCGGCATCGCCGCCGCGGCAAGCGCGTTCGACAACGCGCCCGAGCTCTCGCCCGTCGAGAAGGTGGCAGCCGCGGGAAACTAAGCCGGCACCCCGAGCTGATCGACTGCCTATACCTGGTCCGGCACGGGGTGCCGTTCGACGTTGCCTTTTCGCTGCCTGAAGACGAGCGGCTTGCCTGGGTCGTAGTGCTCGGCACGCTCGACGGTGGACGTTTCAACTGGAACAACCTGAGCTGGGAAGAGCCTACGTGAAGGACTTGTCCGCCCGCTTGCGCAAACTGATCGACGCGCTCGGTCGGCTCGACCTGCCTTCCGTCGCCCATCAGGCGATGCTGAAGGCAGCCGAAGATATGCGCGATGCCGTGCAGCAAAGCCTGTCGCAGCCGCCGGGCGGTCCCCACGATGCGCCGTGGGAGATCACCGGCGCGCTGCGTGACAGCATCGGCGTGAAACAGGATGGCGACACCGTGCGCATCGGCTCGACGGACCCGGTCGCCGCCTTTCAGGAGCTTGGCACCGTGCACCTGCCTCCGCGTCCATTCCTCGGTCCTGTTGCAGTCGCGGAGGGCGAGGGCGCGGCGCACGCTGTGGGTACCGCCGTGCGTGACGCGATCTCAGAGGCCGTGTCATGA